TTTGGTATTAGTGTATCAGGTCAAAAGCAAGGACAAATTCAAATAGGAGATGATTCAAGTGCTGGAGATTTAATTATTAATCCATCAGGAGGCAATTTAGGATTAGGAGTTACACCGAGTTCTTGGAGTTTGTATAAAGCAATGCAAGTACAAGCTGCATCTATTGCTAACTATGATAATTCGGATAACTCTATCATTGGTTCAAATGTTTATTATGGTGGTTCGCCTACTGATTTTAGATATATTTCCACAGGTACATCAACAATGTATAGATTAAATGGTGGCGCACATTCTTGGTATTCGGCAGCAAGTGGTTCGGCAGGTAACGCTATAACCTTTACCCAAGCAATGACCTTGAATGCAAGTGGTAATTTATCAATAGGGAATACCAATAACACATATAAGATTGATGTTAGTGGTCAATCAGTAATAAGAGCAAGTGCTACAAATGGTGTTGTTTTACAAGCGGTAGCAACAGATGCTAATGCTACAATTTATTTAAGACCAAATAATAGTGGATATAATTTAATATCAAGTAATTATTTAACATCTTCACCTTATCTTCCATTGTCATTAAGCGGTAGAGAAAATAATACTGACCTTGTAATAACTACAAGTGGTAATGTTGAAATTGGTAATTCAGCAGTTGCAAATTTATATAAACTAGATGTTAATGGTACAGGAAGGTTTAGTGATGCATTAATTATTAAAGGCACATATCCATATTTAGATTTAGATGCAGGTGCTTGGGGACATACTTATATTCAAAATAATGTTACATCAACAGGCGCAGGAGTCGGGAATTATTTAGCATTTAATAACTCATCTTCTTCAAAAGGATTTGTATTTGTTAGTGGAACATCTGTACCATTATTGATTTCAACCACAGGAGCAGCTACATTCTCTAGTAGTGTAACAACAGGAGGATTGGTTACAATAAATAAACAAAATGAAGGTTTAATATTAACTGCGGGTGTTAATACTGATGCAAGTTATATGTCAACAAGGGCAAATAATGGAACAGGTTGGATGATTATGGGTTCGCAAGGTTCAGTAGCAAATTACATACAAACAGGCACAGGAGCAAATGAGTCGGCTATTACAACTGTTGGTGCTTATGCTTTAGCGTTAGGTACGAACCAAGTAGAAAGAATGCGTATTACAAGTGGCGGTAATGTAGGTATAGGTATTACAAGTCCAAGTGAAAAATTACAAGTTAATGGTAATTTTGTTTTTTATACATCAGGTGGCGATAAAAGCATATATTTTAGAAGCAATGGAAGTGCTACTGATACTAACTGGGCTATGGGAACTTATAATTCCCCAACAGGAGCAACTGTTGTAACAGCAGTAGCTACCACAATAGATGTATATGGTGGAGCAACGAATGCTTATGGGTTTATGATTAGAAATACTCTAAACACACCCTTACTTCAGATAGGCGGCTCAACAGGAGCAGCTACATTCTCTAGTAGTGTAACCGTTGGAACCGATTTATATTTACCTGCAAATAAAAATATATATACTAATACATCTTATAGAATTGCATCTTGGAATACATCAGGTGTACTTTACTTAGGTGATATTGATAATGGTTATACTGATTTAGTAATTAGACAAAAAGGAACAGCAGCTTTAACATTTTCAGGAACTCAAGCAGCTACATTCTCTAGTAGTGTAACGGCAGGAGGTGAAATAGGAATTAGTGGAAATGCATCAGTTGCTTTAAATAGTGTAACAGGTGTAAGTTCTCAACAATTACAATATAGAAATAATGGTACAAATAAATTTCAACTTTATTTAGATACTGCTACAAATAGTTTTAATATTTTTAACTCTGCTCAAAGTGCTAATAATTTTACCATAGCCTCCACAGGAGCAGCTACATTCTCAAGTACAATAAAAACAGCAGCACCTACAACAGCAACAGCAGGAGAAATGAAATTTGGAGCAAGACAAGCAGGTCTAGCAGTAACAGCAGCAGGATATTGGACAGTAAATATTGACGGAACAGATTATTATATTAACTTATCTTCAACTTCACCATAAAAAATAAAATTATGAAAACAATCGAAACAGTATCAATTTGGAACAATGGTCAAATTGACGAAGCTAAAGTATTAAATACTTATGCGATTAATGTAACATTAAATACATCAGCTACCTTTTGGTATGGCTTATTAGCAGAAACAGCAGATGGTAATATTTCCACCACATTAGCACAAGGAAATTTAACAATGACAGGAGATGCTTATACACAATGGCAGACAGATAATTATGCTTGGAATTGGGTAGCAGCACAATTAAATCTTACTATTACAGGAGATTATGTGCCACCAGTACCAAGTACAACAACCACAACAACTGAAGCTCCAGTGGAAACAACAACAACTACCACCACTGAAGAACCATTAACCACCACTACTACTACTACTATTTAAAATAATTTGGTAAATTAAATTATTTAAAATAGCTTTGTAGGAAAATCAAAACATTATGAAAACAGTTAAATTAAAGGTGATTAAAGAAAACATTGGTGGTAGAGATACAATCTTAACTACATATGATCTACTTAAATCAACAATAAACAACCCAAAAGAGGGTGGTTTTAATGTAGATGAAATGATTAAAAGGTTAAGACTTCTTGAGAAATTAGATGCTCATAAAGAAACATTCTCAATAAAAGAAGCTGATCTTGAAAACTCTTTAGCTATAACAGCAGAACTTTCTCTTGAAGATGCTGATTACAATGATTTAAAAGAGCTTTTAAAAGGTATGAAATGGGGAGTTATCTCTCAAGCTATTGTTGATTTAACCAACGAGTTTAAATAGTTCATTAATCACTCTACTTGCTTTAATACCCCTATGACATTCAAAATGTTTAGGGGTATTTTTATTAATAGGACACCAATCCCAATCTCCTTTATCAAATTTGAAATTAGGATTGTTCCAACATCCATGACATAAACTTTCATCTGTAATTCTAATACAATTAGATTGAAACTCATGGTCCTTGTTGGTAAAATTAGAGATCATTACCACCTTTGTTCCTACAGCCCAAGCTAACCAGCTAAGCCCTGAACTAAGTCCTATAAAAAATTCACTGTGATAGATTACACTCATGGTGTTCTCAATGCTTGTATCATCTATCTTAATGCAATTATCAAATGGATTATTCTCTTTGGATACATTGATAATTTGATATCCTTTATCATGTAGATAGTTAATCACTTCCTGCCAACCTTCTCTGGTCCAGAACTTACATCCACTGGTAGAATTGGTAGCTATTGTAACATACCTACCATACTTATTATTACCACGATCAAACTTTATATTAGGTCTAATCTCTTGAAAATCAAGACCTAAGATGTTGGTAGCTGCTTGTTGAAGTGGAATAGTGTTTGGTAAAACTGGTTCTTTATTACTATTGTATTTCCAACCAAGAACATATTGTCCATATGTATTCACTGTAGATCCTGGTTCTACAAATTCAAGCTCAGTATAGTCCAGTATTTTATTCCAAAAAGTGGACACAACCACTATACAATTATGTTTCTTTTTAAACTCTAAGCAATAAGGTATCCAAGCTAGTGTATCTCCAAGACTCTCACTATCAAAATTTATAAACACTGTCTTACCTGTATAATCTAATATATAATTGTATATAAGCTTATCATCTTGCCAAACCTTTGTTGTCCATTTGGTATAATACTCTCTATTTAATTTAACCCAATGGTTTATTTTTATATTAAATTCAGTAGAAAGACTACTATTTTCTTCATAAAAACAAATTTTAAACAGACTACTACTCACTCCTTTTATTTCTAGAAAAGGTTGAATAACAAAATGCTGTGTAATATCCACTCTTTGTTCCTGAAGAGGAATGTTCATTATAGTGTTATAAAAGTTTTTATAGGCATTTGTATAATCATCTAATTGATTTGGGATACTATATGTAGCTTTTATATCATGTAAGTTTGTATCTATAGGCTGTATGTAGTCAGTAAACATATCTTCATACTGCTCTAGGTTTCTAGCTACAATAGGTAAGCCATAACCAATTGCTTCTTTAAGAACTAGAGGATTACATTCCCATGTGCTATTGAACATAAATATATCAGTAGCCTCCATAAATAGTTGTGTATCAGCTCTTTCTCCCCATATGGTTATATTAGGTGGTAGGTCTTTCATTAATGGTTCCCAGTAGTATTTGAAATTAACAGCTTGGTTACCTACAAAATGAAAATTCATATCAGGATAGTTACGAGCTATCTCAAGTCCTTCTCCCTGATTCTTACCTTGTGTCCACAGTCCTACATTCAATACATTAGTCCTAACTAAACTGATTCCTAATTTAACCTTTGCTTTATGTTTAACTATATCAGATACAACATTGTTCTCTATAGGAAACTCAATCACCTCTTTATATGATGGTAAGTTAGCAAATGTCTTTAGATGATATGGTGTACAGAAAGCATATGCATCAGGATGAAATATCTTTTCATTAGGATCAAAGCTCACATCATGACAGGTTTCTACAATCCTATAAGTTCTATTAGGATTGTATAGTTCTGTAATCATTTCTCTATCAAATCTTTCAGCTGGCTCATGTATATGAATAATGTCTGGTTGAATATGATAGATGAGATCAAATAGTTCCATTTTGTTCTCATATAATGTATATACATCTACTAATTCCTTAAGAGCGTTACGCTGTACAACATAGTCTAAGCTATGACATTGATATTCTATTACACTTATTTGTACGTAATTCTGTAGCACCTCTACAGTTTTCTGAAGGAAAGCAGGCATTCCTCCTGTGGATAGATGTGGAGCTAAAAACATTATATTTAGCTTTTTGTCTTTAAGCTTATCAATCATCTTGTACATAACATCTGGTCTCTTTTCTCCATGATAGAACAATAGATTTTCTTTCTTAGGAAGTTTAAACCACTGCCAATGCTCCTTATCAAATTCATATTCATCTATCTTATTAAGGATATCAAGACTGGCATTAGTATATAAATATGGTAGACAATCTGTATGTCCATTTTTCCACAAGAGAACATTTGCAATAGTTTCTTCATGAAAGGGAGCATAAAATTTAAAATCTTTTTTAATTGTAGGATGAGTGCACATCCAATACCACTCATCTAAAAATGGTACACAATCCTGATTAGCTATAAAATATCCTGTTTGTCTATAAGACTTTCTCTCTGCATCAAAGAACTCACAAGCTGGAAGCTCAAGATTGGCCTTCCCATCTAACATCATGACATCATATATACTATCTACAAATAGTGGATAGTCAGTAATAGAGAAGTCAAATATTCTATCTACTAGTGGTGTAGCTACACTATCACTATCTACATAAGCCACTGTGTTAGCATATTTAAGACAGTCTTTAACAATCATTGGACGCTCTATAAGGATGTTATATATCCTATCATCTGTTCTATTAATATAGAATTGATCCTTAGTGTTATATTCTATCTCTTTGATATTACAATCCCATCTGATGGTAGTGGCTTTATATATCTTTGCATCAGAGTTGAGCATGTATACAAACACTGGATGTTTACTAAATGTAACTAGAGAATTTACACAAGCTGTTATAATATCATAATAAGCCTCTGTAGCATATAATACAAAAGCTTTATCAATCATCTTTCTTTCTATATAATACCCATACCACATATTCCCATAGAGAAGTTCTAATGTGGGATAGCGTTCACTCATCACATCTGTTGTCAAATCTGGTTGTAGGTGAGTTTCATATGTATTACCTTCATATGTTCCTTGTTCCATCATATAGGGAATAGCAACTAAACATTGCTTCCCAGTATTCTTCACATCTTGTATAAGCTTCTGTCCTTCTTCAGCTGTTAAATGTTCTAATATATCTCCTAGAATGAGAAAGTCATAATTAGAATAATCAAATGTACGTATGTCTCCATCATGAATAACACCATAATAATTCCACAATTCATATTGATCAATATAAGGAGCCCATATCTCAAGAGCATCTATATCATATTCAAGATGTTCTAACAACTTACCATATGTACCTTCTCCAGCACCTACATCTAGTATTCTTGTATTAGCAGGAACATTGTTCTTGAACCATTCCTTCACCTCATTTTTAAAGAATTTATAACTAGTAGGCATATGATTATTTTGTACAAATTTAAGAAAGATTAGGTATATTTGCAAAAAAACATTATGAAAATAGAAGTGAGTATAGGAGAGATAGTAGACAAGTTCACCATCTTAACTATTAAAAGTGAAAGAATAACAGATGAGGATAAGTTAAAGAATGTTACAAAAGAACTAGGTTATCTGTTAGGAAAAGTTCTTGAATTTGGTATAGATCTGGAAGATGAACTAGTAACAAGTCTTCTTGATGTAAATAAAGACTTATGGAACATAGAAAATAGTCTTAGAATCCATGAAAAAGATAAACTATTTAATAATGAATTCATTGAATTAGCCAGATTTGTATACATATTGAATGATAAAAGAGCTGATATTAAGAAAAAGATTAATATAGCTTATGGTTCTCAGTTTGTAGAAGAGAAGTCATATGATACATATTAAAAAAAAGATTTGGTAATTTCAACTGTTTTACATAGCTTTGCGTGTACTACTATAATTACCTAAACTAAATAGCACATATCTCCTTAATAGGGGATTTTTGTGTTATATACATCCCTCTTAATCCATTATGGAAACAAATAACTTCAAACAAGAATTAACCAATATGGATCTTAGACTTACAGAGATGGAAGAGAAAATTGACTCTATTAACACAAAATTAACCCAAGTTGTAGATGCTATTATAGGAAACCCACTGACAAAGGTAGGTGGGTTTGTTGGTGAAATTGATATAATGAAAGCAAAAATTATTGAACTAGAGAAAAAACAGCTCAAATATGAAGAGTTTAAAAAGAAAACATTATGGACTATAGCTGTAATAATGGGTATAGGAGCATTAATTCAATATGGTACAACAATTTATTCAAATGTTAATAGTGTAAAAGTAAAAGAACCTACACAAATCAAAACCCCATGAAACTAAAAGATATAGCATTTATTGCAATTATATGTATATTGGTAATAAAGATTTTATTCTTTTCAGCAGGTAAAGCAACATCATCTCTTCAGGAAAAGAATAGAGCTTTAATAGATTCAATAACTCTTTCTATTAAAACTATAGATAGTCTTACTATTGCTCAATCAACACAAACAAAGCAAATAGATAGCCTAATTAAGCTTCGTAATGTTATTAAAATCAAATACAAAACTATATATGAAGAATATACAACCAAAGATTCTCTTGTTAATAGCCTGTCTGTTGACAGTATTGTTGGGCTATGGACAAAAAGATACAGTTATTATCAAACCAAATGATTCTTTAGTAACTATTTCTAAAGGATTGGCAATTGAAATAACCAAAGACTTAGTTAAGAAAGACTACCTAGAGCAAAAGGTGATTCTTTTAGAGAAAGATACAGCAGTTTTGTCGCAAATGTTTGCTAAATATGTGACAGAATTAAGTATGGCTAAGAAGAAAGAAGAAGCATATAGAGGGATTATAGACAATGATAAGAAGATAATGAGTAATTTTAATGATTACATTCTTAAACAAGATAGGGCATTAAAAACCACCAAGGTTAAATCAATCACATCACAAATATTTCTTTTAGCAGCATTTATATTTATAATAGTAAAAAGTTAAATATGAAATTTGGATGGTCACATTACTGGGAATCTACACCTAAAGGTGTTAGAAAGATAGCAGATGCAATAGTGTCTGCTTGTGTATTTGCAGGTGGTCTTACATCACTTAATGGACATCCTATTGTAGGAACCATTATATTTGCTGTAGGATTTGTAGCTAAAGCTGTATCAAATTTCTTCACTGATGACACCTCTGCAGCATGATTGGGTTTATATATACATTAAATGATCCAGAAACTGGAGAAATCAGATACATAGGACAAACTATTAATAGTGTTCATAGAAGATTAACTAAACATATATCTGACTCAAAAAGATTAAATACACATGTAAATTGCTGGATTAAAAGCTTAATTAAAAAAGGTATAAAACCAGTAATACAAGAATTAGATAGTTGTTTAATAGAAGAACTTGATCAAACTGAGATATATTGGATATCACAATTTAAAAATTGGGGATTTAATTTAGTCAATCTTACAGAAGGAGGAAGTAGAAATAAGGTTTTTTCTAAAGATGTTACAAATAGAATAAGCAAATCTCTTAGTAAATATTATAGCAAGAATAAAAGCGGTAGATGTAGAGCTATATTAGGAGTTTGTAAAAAAAGAGGTATAGAATTAACCTTTGAATCATTACAAAATGCTCAAAATTACTTTAATACAAGTTGTAGAAGACAAATATTAGATTGTATAAATGGTAAAAGAGAAGAATATAAAGACTTTAAATTATCTTATATATGACAATAAATGATGATACTTTAAATTTGATAAAATCTTTTGAAGGATTTACACCTAATGCTTGGCATGATCCAATAGATCCACCAGGGGTTTGCACAATTGGATATGGCACAATAGTTTATCCTCCTACATATCTAGGTGGTAAACGTGTGAAGGTTGGTGATACACCAATCACTGAGGCTCAAGCAGTTGCATTTCTTAAATGGGAAGTGGAGCTTAAAACCAAAGCAGTGGATATACTACTTAGAGATGACCTTACAGCTAATCAGTTTGGAGCTCTTGTAAGTTTTACATACAACCTAGGTGAAGGATCTTTAAAAGGTTCTACACTACGTAAGAAGGTTAATGTTGATCCAACTGATCCAACTATACTACTTGAGTTTCTTAAATGGGATATGGCTAGTGGGGTTCATATAAAAGGATTAAAAAGAAGAAGACAAGCAGAAGCTGATTTATATTTTAAAAAATAACAACAATGAGCATACAACCATTTCCACGTCCTATTAACCCTAAACTAAAAAGACAAACTGATGATCAGCTTGCTAAGGTGGGGCAATTAAACCAATTAGTTAGAGATATTAATAATCTAAATGTAGATGGTTCTACGCCTACAGGTATTCCATTTGACTGGTTTCCACCTGCTGGATTAACTAATGGTGGTCCTAAGTTTACATACACTGATGGTGTAGAACTTATCTCTTATCATATTAGAGGTATACAGTCAATTTCTAATAATCCTGCTACAGGTTTTAGTGAATATTTATGTACAATAAGTGTTCAACTAGGTGAACCTTCACCTATCTTTCCAGGAAGTTTAACAGGCATGTTTATAAGTGGATCAGGTAGTGATATTGTTACTAGTCCATTAGCTATTGGAGGATTAATAGAGATAAATAGTGTTCACGTACCATTAACTTCTCTTGCATTTACCTTATATTACTATAATACTAATCCTGCACCAGATGGTTCGTATTGGTATGCTCTTGTAGCAGAAGGAGATACTGATGCTGTTGCTGGAAATTTAACAGCATTAATGTCATATGATTTTGAAATGTTATTACCAAACTTTATTCCAGCTCCAACTATTTTCCAAGACTAAATTATATAATCATGGCATATCCATTCACTAAACAACCTGAACCTGTACACTCTGAACAACTAAAAGCTATTCTTGATAAATTAACTACTAGTACAACAACCACTCAAACTCCACAATAATGGCAAAAACAACTGGTGACTCAAGAAAAACCACATTTGGTAAAAGAAAAGGTGGTAAAGCTAAAAAGAGCAAAGGACCTAAAGAGAAAAATGTGAGCAAATATCGTTCACAAGGTAGATAACCAAACAAAAATATATGGAAAGTGACAGTAAAACAATTAAGAAGATTAAAAGAAGCATCTTTAATGTTAGCGATGTTCTTCCTACCATTTGGATACGATTTCCTTTTCAAGCTGATAATGGATCTAAGTGGCTCCTATTGGATAGCAGACATTACCTTCTACTCAATTTCAGGATCATTTTGGCTCTCGTATATCTTATTATCCAAACGCTTAAATAAGTATAACTAACTTAGTTATAATAGATTTAATTAATTTGCTTATAGTGAATTAATTAGACTCATTGTAATTATTAAATAATCATATACCTTTACGCATTAATTTTATTAATCATGGCAACACCTTCTAGACAGATAGGTTGGGGAACAGAAGAAAACCTTCTTTGGCAGATATCTAAGCAATTGGAATACCTTACAGGGGTGACATACGCTGCATCAAATACACCACATTTATCAAATGTTCTTGAATA